TCTGTTCAGCAGATGATAAACCTCGTATATCTCGCAGCTTTCGTACTCGAGCCCCTGCGCGTGGCGATGAACGAACCGATAAAGATTGGTTCGGGCTTCCGCTGCCAGGCACTCAACAAAGCCGTGGGTGGTGTCTACAACTCCCAGCACATGAAGGGACAGGCCGCAGACTTATGTATCGACGGAGATATCAAGAAAGGCCGTCGGTGGTTTGAGTATATCCGCGATCATCTGCCGTTCGACCAACTGATATGGGAGAAGAATCCGAAGACCGGCTCCTGCTGGGTGCATGTGTCATTCGTTTTTCCTGATTTCGGTAAGAACCGCCGCAAGGTGATAGATGGACTTATAAAGAAATAATTGCGTCGTGATGACGCTCTTCTCTCTTTTCATTTTATGTTTTAGTTTAGTAGTTGTTTTTTTTCTGCCCGCAGCGGCGGGCATCTGTTGTATAAACATACGATTGTTGAAAAAAGTAGATTGTTTTATTTATGGTTTTCTGCCCTTGCCTGCGTCGTGATGCCGCGGGCAGGGGCTTTTTCGTGTCGGTAAACCTCCGACGTGATAACTACCGATTAGTAAGCCAGCTAATCGGCGGTTTTTCTATATGGCAGACAGCAGTACAATCACTATCACAGGACTCAGCGAGTTCGAGCAGAAGCTGGAGCAGCTGAAGACTACCAATCCCGGATTCGAACGACGGCTCAGGGCTGTTATCCGTAAGATACTGGGTCATGCCCGCGCCAATCTGCAGAAAAATGCAACCAGCGGTCTGAGGATGGAGAGCGACCCCCGCCACGCTTACAAGGCTGTGCGCTATGCCGTGTATAAGCGGCTTCTTGGTGGTCAGGTGAACATTCTCAACTCGCGCAAGGCTGGTGGCGAGACAGGCTACCGCCCGGCACGCACACTGACACCTGGGCAGCGAGGTGGCAATCGACGAGTCCGCAATTCGCGCAATCTCGACAAGTACGAAGGCGTGGATCGTGGCTTTATCCTCCGGTGGCTGAATAATGGCATGACGAAGACAAACCCGCGTGTCATACAGTTCAATGAGAACAGTAGCCGAAAGACCGACAAATGGAACAAGCACCCGAACACGGGTAATCGTGGCGCAATCGCTCCGAGAAACTGGTTCCGAGGCGCGTCGATGGTTGAACTCCAGCATGTGTCAGGCGAAATGCAGGCACTCATCGACAAGATTATCAATGACGAATTTAAGTAAAAGATAATATGGCAGACGTAATTACCCGATTTAAGCTCGAAACCGCGCAATATGACTCTAAGTTCCGTGACATTGCCAAGGGACTGAAAGAATTCGTAAAGGAAACGAATGACGGTGGTAAGGGTTTGGATAACTTCTCCAAAGAGGCTATAGAGGCAGCCCGTGCCCTCGGCACTACGGCCAGTGGTGCGACGAACGCCCGCGACAGGGTGCGTGATCTCGTGGGAGCTTACAACGAGGCGGCGAGACAGTTCAACAGCCTGAGCGAGGCACAGCAGCAGGGTGACTTCGGCAAATCCCTTGCCGAAAGTCTGGAGAAGCTGAAGCAACGTATTGCTGAAGCAAAGAAAGAGCTCTACGGCATGGGTGACGCGATGAACAGAACCGGCGACGGTGGTTTGTTCTCGCGTATGGGTGACAAGATGTCGGGAGCCTTGCAGGTGTTCGCAGGTAATATGCTGACGAAGGCTGTAGGAGCCGTTACGGGAGCCGTCGCCAACCTCGGCTCGGAGATGGCTGACATGGTGAAGCAGGGCATCGAACTGGCTAAGCAGGGTGAGGGCATCCGCATTGCCTTTGAGCGGCTGGGGCGTGGTGACATCCTCGACGGACTACGCCAGGCAACCCACGGCACAGTGACCGACCTCGAACTGATGAAGGCAACGGTGAAGTTTAACGACTTCAAACTGTCACTCGACGAACTGGGCACGATGCTGGCATTTGCTCAGCAGAAGGCCAAGGACACAGGGCAGTCGGTAGATTACATGGTGGACTCCATCGTGACAGGTCTTGGCCGCAAGTCGCTCATGATCCTCGATAACCTCGGACTGTCAGCCAGCGAGGTCAAGGAACGTATGGGCGAGACGGGCGACATGACCAAGGCCGTGGGTGACATCATCCGCGAGCAGATGGCCAAGGCTGGCGACTACGTGGAGACTGCCGCCGACCGTGCAGCACAGGCCAACGTCAATCTTCAGAACAAGATGGAGGAACTGGGCCGCAAGTTCGCGCCGCTGCAAGAGGCTAGTGATAATATGTGGACTTCGATGAAGATTGGCATCATGGACGTTATCGGAGGACCATTGACGGACTTGCTGAACAAGTTGACAGAAGCGGGAAGACTGGCAAGCGCATACGGCGTACTTGGAGGTAACGCTAAAGTCGGGCGCATGACGGCCGATCTGTCTTCTGCAAGAGAGGAGAATCGCCAAATCATCTATCAGCAGCAGAGGGAGCAGTTCTGGCGATATATCAACCCACGCGAGCAACAGATAAGGGATATCAGAGCATGGCAGAGTGGTGAGCGCAATGACGCATTGAAGTCACGCATCGGTGCTATCACCGAGAAATACGGGTCACTTGACGTAACCAAGATTCAGGCCGAGGTAGATGCAGCCAAGAAGATGCTTGCCGACTATCAGAGTGCGGCCAAGCAAATCCTTCAGCCCGTCAATGTAAATATCGACTCCAGTGAAGCCGAACAAAACGTCACGTCGCTCACTAAGAAGTTGAAAGACCTCCAGGAGCAGCGCAAGAAAGCCGTGAAGGCTGGTGACCGTGACCAAATAAAGAGCCTGACTCAACAGATTAACGCCACAAAGAACGATATCAAGGCACTCAGTCCGACGGCACTCAAGACATCCACTCGCACCAAGACAAAGCCCACCTATGCTGCCGACTCCATCGCGGCACAGGCGAAACTAGTGCAAGACCTGACAAAGCAATGGAACGAGGCAGGTGCCGACGTTCGCGACAAATATATTCCGCCAATCATCAAAGCAGAGCGAAAGCTGAAGGACATGAAGAACCAGCTGACCCTTGCGCGTGAGCAGTCGCAGGGCAAGCTCTTGGGAGGAACGGTGCAGACTCAGAACCTTGGCAGTGTCATCTCAACTAATACGACATCTGTCAGCGACACGATGTCTATCATTGACAAGTTGCGTGAGAAGGTGCAGAAAGAAATCACTACGGAAAACCTTAAGATCGACCAGAATATCTTCAAGGAAACATTCCGTGTGGCCGTACAGAATGGCATCGACGGAATGGACATTCAGTTCTCAGCTCTGTCGGAGAAGATTGCGAAGGGGATAGACATCCCTGATGATGCGTGGAAGTCTTTGGTGGAGCAGATAAATGAGAAGTTGAAGAACATGGGGCTTGATCCTATCGAAATAAACTTCAAGACAGGCAAGTTGTCGAACCCCAATTCCGACTCAGACAGCGATAACGACGAAGGTAATGGCAATCGCAATCGCCGCAAGAAAAAGAAAAAATACGAACCTGAAAGCGTGTCACAGGTCATAAGTGACTTGAGTGGTAACGTCGGAGGCATCCTCGCAGGACTCAATCAGTTGGGCGTGGATATCCCCGAAGGGCTGCAAGATATCATTGGAGGAATCCAGGGGATGATGACTATCCTCACCAGTATTAATTCCATACTGAGTATTATTGAGGCTTTGCAGACGGTATCGTCTCTCCCCTTCTTCCCCCACTCCCACGGAGGAATCATCGGACGCGCTGCTGCCGGTATGCTCATTCCTGGCAACAGCAATAGCGGTGATAATCTCCGTCTGCCAATGATGGACGGTAGCGGGTTTATCGGAGTAAACTCTGGTGAGCTGATATTAAACAAGTCTCAGCAGAACAACCTCGCCAACGCTCTCGAAGGTGGCGGCTTGCAAGGCATGAACCTCTCTGCGCAAGTGTCTGGCGAGCAGATATTGCTGGTTGCCAACCGCACCTTGCGCCGCAAGGGGAAAGGGGAATTAGTAACATGGAAATAGTATAGAGATATGGTAGTTCACGGAAATAAATTAATCATAACGGTTGGCGGTTCTGCAATTGCAGGTGCCAAGACTTGCGAGATCAATATCCAGTGCGATGACTTTGAGATCGCCAGTGCCACACAAGGCAAGTGGAGGGAGTTTTTGGCAGGCAGGAAAGACTGGTCTGTGACATGCGGGCATCTTCTGCCTGCCAGTGGTACCCCCTTGAAGTCATCGGCCGCAATGGTCGGTACAAAAGTAGTATTGTCCATTCAGACCGACATGACAGGTGATATCCTCACCGGCTCGGCTATCGTGAAGACATGGCGGGCGTCGGGAGCCGTCGGCAACCTCGCCACGGGAGCATTCTCCTTCCGTGGGTCGGGAGCTTTAGTGTAATAGTGGTTTTTTCTCATATTTGATAAGTTTAATGTGTTGGCTCGCAGCGGCGAGCCTTTTTTTTGTTCAGGTAAACCCAAAAGCGTAAAAAGAGAGATAGGTAGAAAAAATACCAGATTATGAAATACTTGACTCTTGAATATATTAAGCAGCAGTTGCGCATCGACTACAGCGATGAAGACACGTTACTCGACGAGTACGGACAAGCGGCAGAAGATACAATCCTGAATATCCTCAACCGCGACTACTACGATGTGATGTCGGAGTTTGGCAAGATTCCTGCTCCTATCGTACAGGCTACGATGCTGTTGGTGGGACAGTCCTACCAGCACCGCGAGCCGTCGTCGGCACAGAACATGAGCGTCGTACCATACTCCATCGACCTGCTTTTGAAGCCTTATATGCGGCTTACGTCGGGATCGTGCATCCCTCAGCAGTTCGTCACACTTGGCAGCTATGAGAAGATACTTATATCTTCAGAACTGCCCGACGACCTGACAATGCAGGATGTGGATTTCAGTGTCGAGGTATTTATAGCCGAAGAGAAGAACAAGAAGAAGACGTTCCAGAAGACGGAGTGCATACTGACCGACGATGGCGACTACGTAGTACTCATCGACACGGCAGACTTCGACGTGGGTACCCTCATGTGCAAGGTAACCTTCCAGATTCCCGATGCCGACTTCCCCGGAGGCTACCGTAAGACCGTCGTAAACATTAACCCACATATATCAATCAGAGGATGATACCGCACAA